TAATATTATGCCCGCAGGACAGGGGACGAAGTCCCCTGGACTATAAATAAGGCAGTGACCCCCCGCTTTGCGCGATTTAATGGCTCCGAAAATCCCGCAACTGAAGCGCGAAAATGCCTCGCTACGCAACCCGAAGGATCAGCGGCCGGTACAGCAAAACCAAGCAAGCCAACCGGTACAAGGCCAAGTACAAGCGGAAGTACAAGGCCAAACGAAAGTATGGTGGGATGAGCAAAAAGAAGATCCTCGACTTGACAGCCATCAAAAAGAGGGACGCCATGTTAGTTTCTACGAACATCACTCTAGCGAGCCCTTCAGGCTCCACTTCGTTCAACAACAACGGAGCAGTTCTGGGGCCAAACAGGACTTACTTCATCCCGTGGATTGCGACATGGAGGGATAATTCCACCGTCTCCGGTGGGGCTCAGACGGGAACAAGGTTCGACACGGCAACCCGTACAGCTACGACATGCTACATGCGTGGCTTGAAGGAGCAGATCTACTTCATTCAGAACGACGGAAGTCAGTGGATGTGGCGCCGAATTTGCTTCAAATACCGCGGCCCAGTGGTCTATCAGCAGAGCAAGGCTGGCTACACGCTCGCAGTGGAAACCAGCAACGGGTTCCAGAGGTTGTACAACAACATCAATGACTCATCGGGTGCAAACATGCTCAATACGATGATCGGTATCATGTTCCGCGGCCAAGTAGGTGTCGATTACGGCAACTTCTTCAACGCCCCGACAGACAACACACGCTGTGAAATTGTTTACGACAAGACTCGCAGCTTGGCAACCGGCAACCAGAATGGATATTCCCGCAGAGTGTCTCTGTGGCATGGCATGAACAAAAATCTCGTGTACGATGATGATGAAGCGGGGGGTGCAATTGCTGCTGGCAACGCGTCGGTGTCGGACAAGAGGGGAATGGGAGACTACTATGTGGTCGACATGTTTATTTGCGAGGCCCCACAGTCAAGCTCGAGCCAACTGATAGTTGTGCCCGAAGCTACGCTGTATTGGCACGAGAAGTAAATAGTGGTACGCTAAGTTCAACAAAGATACAGTTTCCCTCCAGCCAAGTAGCGTCGCTCGGACTCAAGTCTAGACGCGGATCCGAATTGCTCAACCAGATTGACGGCTTTCCCCATTGGATGATTACGGGGTCCTTGTATAAGATCTTGACCTGAAATTCAGCCTGTGCACCTAGCCAATTTTTGAAGCCGTGGAAGAATTTGATACCTCCTTGTATGTCATCAAACACGGCGTAGTCCGCACCGTCATGCTTCATTGCTTCAGCTCCGCTGTACAAGCCACAGAAGTAGATGTGGGGTCCGTGGGACCGTGCCCACACGGTTTTACCGAGCCGGGTATCCCCATATAGTACAAGTGATTTCGGTCTTCCTGTACTAGTTAGCATGAGTCACAGCAAGGAGTGGGGGGCCCCCCCGAGCCCCCGAAGGGAGGGGTGCCAGGACGCGCGAGGCAACCGCCCTTAAGCCAAGCGCAGCGCCTAGCCAAGAACACCTCCGCCCGCCGCAGGCGATCAGCACATACCTTGGTCCCAGTTGCCTCTAAGTCCCAGATTAGCTTGCAGCAGCCATTCGTTGAGCTCTGGAGCGCGTGACGTGTCAAACTCATACCCATCTGGAGTACAGTAGGGTCGAGTGACAGGGCGATATCTCCAGTCGCAGTACTTCTGAAGTGAGGGAAACGAGCGAGCAAGATCTCGTGGAGCCAGGTCATGGCAAAGTGCCCAAAATTCTTCAGGAGTTTCAGCCGCGAGGATTGAATGCCACGTAGAATCAATCGTCCCAGAGCCATCTCCGCTCTCTTCGATGGGTCGGTCGAGCCCACCTGCCACAACGTCTCCATCCTTGATTGCGTAGTCGTACGCCTTCCACGGAGTGCGTCCACACTTCGCGATGTTAGGGTGATGGCCTCCCACATCGAATACATCAGTCTTTCGACTGCTAAACTGCCGTCCGAAATCGACGAATACATGGAGGTGAAGTCCGCCATCAGCGTGTCGCTCTCGTCCCACGATACATTCAGCACCAAGGTTCGAGAAATGGTCGCTAACCGCAAAAGGGTCGAGTGTTCCGCACTGGGAATAGGTGAGGAGTGCGCGTCGGACATTCTTGAGGATGAAAGGTGCCATGAGCAAACTGGACTGCGGGCAAAAC